TATTTTTTTTGCCTTTGAGTGGTGGCTTAGTAGTTTTAAATTTTGCTAGTTTTTTACCTATGTATTTTTGGCCTGTAGTGGTATTGGTAATAAGATAGACAAATCCTTCGTATTCGTCTGGTATTGTGTCTATCTCTTTGCCTTCATAAGTCCACTGCATGAACTTATATATGTGTACCTAGTGGTTGTTGCCTTTGGTCTTGGTTTTTCTAGTTGTTACGTGTTTTTCGTGTATTTCTTCCATGCGTAATTTTGCTAATCTACGTATTTCACGTAGCCATCTTCTAGCACTAGTATGTGTTCTCACACTATTACGATCTTCAAATTTGTCGTTTTCTTTAAAATATTCCATGTAGGCTTTTGTCAGTTGATCATGTACATCATCAGTCATAATACATTGCCTTTAGTGTAATTGGATTAGTACCTGTTGCATGTGCCGCTACTTTTGTATGACAATCACCCTCGATGCCTTTTAAAAATGCTCTTTCAATTCTTGCTTGTGCAAAAGTTTTTTCATGATTAGCTTTTTTTACTATATTAATAGTAGTAGGATCATTTTTTCTGGTTTGCAAGGCAATTATGCCTTGCCCTACTGCTGGTATAATAGGCACTCTTATCCATGTGCGCCTAATATCTAGTGTTTGTAAACCAGCTTCAGCTAATATGATAGCATCATATTCCTTGTTGTCAAGTTTTTCTAATCTAGTATCTATATTTCCTCTAATAGGTTTAATTTGAACACCGATGTTACTATAGAGTTGTTTTAATTGTGCGGCTCGTCTAGGACTACTTGTGCCAACTGTAAATCCATAACTTACTTTTCCTATCAAAACATCATGTGGGCTATTTCTTTTTAGTGTTGCTGATATAACTAAGTCGGAATGTTCTTCACCTGGCATATCTTTTAAACTGTGTACAGCAACATCAATATCACCATTCAACAGACTAGTTTCAATTGCACTACAAAAAACACCTTTGCCACCTATTTCGTGAATAGGAGTATCAGGATTAAGATCACCCTGTGTTTTTATCACAACAATTTCGGTATCACAAGGTAATTCATTGCACACACGATTTGCGTATGCAAGTGCTAAATCACTACCCCTTGTACCAATTTTTAATTTCATTCTACAATCTCAATGTCGTTTGCATAACTTGTAAATCCGTTTTCTTTAACAACTCTCATTACATGATTTACACGACCTACAAGTTCGTCTTTATGTGATATAAGATAAACATTTTTATCTCTTTCTCGACCCATTTTCTTTAGAACGCCTAATGCACCTTCAACACCTGCCGTGTCCATACCACTATCAATTAACTCGTCAATAAACAATAAGTTGATATTTTGATATAGACTTTCCCAAACATCACGGAATGCAAAGCTCATACCAAGTATAAGTCTATTACGCTCACCTCTACTTAAATTATCAAAGTCTAAATCCTGTCCTAATTGTGTAATTTCAACAGCTAGGTCATTTTGAAATACGACTTGATGAGGTAATCCTAATTTTACAATATAATATGTAAGTCTGTTGTTTAAGTATGCTAAGTTTTGTTCAATAATTTTCTTACGTATAAAACTATCTTTATTTGTAAGAAGTTTTAATAAAAATTCTTGATGTTCTTTAAAGTTTGTAAGCTCATTAACAGTTACCCAACTAATTTCTTGTATAGCTGTTTGATTAAGTTCGTCGATTTGTGCTTGATATGGATCAGACTCTTGTTGTTTTGCTGTAAGAGATTGTTTTAATCTATCAACATTTTGCCTATGCTCATATGCTTCTTTAGCAGTTTCGTAGAATGTATCAGGCTTACCATTTATCTCACCAATTTCTTTTAATCCATTTAAAACTTCAGAACGTTTTGTATCAATTTCACTTGCATATAATAATGCATCATCAAGTTCTTTAGCTTTTCTATCTGCAATTTCTGCTTTTTTATCTGCATGAAGTTCTTGTCCACATGTATAACAAGTAGCATCTTCAAGATTTGCGATGTCTTTTTGTGCTTTTTCAACACTTTTAGTAGCACGTTGTAGTGCCGGCTCTAGTGTGCTTAATTCTTTTTTAAGAGCCATAATAGCATTATTGTGTTCAGACCAATTAGATAGTTTTTCATGGCTATCTAATTCTTTATCAATGTCCAAATGTTCTAATTCGTCAATGCCTTTTGACAGTTTTTCAACATCTTTTTGCTGTTTTGCCTTCCAAGCACGTTGAGTTCCTTGCAGACTTTCAATAGTACTTTCAATTTTACTATTGGCTGTTTGCATTGCTTCAATTTTTAATGTTTCTTGGGTAATTGCTTCTTTAGTTTGTTTTGTTTGTTCTTTTAAAGACTCTGCTTTTTCACTTAATATAGTAATACCTAACAACTGCTCAATGATAGCACGTTGATCGTTTTGTTTCATACTCAAAAAAGGTTCAGTATAAGTGTTCAGTGCTACGATATGTTTAAACATATCATGGGTCATACCTAGCAGTGTGTTTATTGATTCTTGTGTTTTTCTACTATCGCCTTGTGACTCATCGGTCATTTCTTGTTCTTGATTGTTGATATAAAACTTTAGTACGTTAGGTGATCGACCTCTTTCAATTCTGTAATCAATGCCATCTTTTTCAAAATGTAAAGTTACAAGCATACTCTTGCTGTTAGTTTTGTTAATTAGGTTATTGCGTTTAATATTTGTTAGTGCTATCCCATACAAGGCATAACTTAGGGCATTAATTATAGTAGTCTTACCAGTGCCATTACGTGATCCAGCATCATCGCCGCCTTGATCTAAGTTTTCACCTAGTACAAGTGTTAGTTGTTCTTTATTGAAGTCAACAGCCTGGGTCTGATTGCCCACACTCATAAAGTTTTTTACGGTTAAGTCTTTAATACGTATCATAGTTCGTTATAAATGTCCAGTAGCATCTTTTTGTTAAAATTATCTGAGTCAATTGCGGCAATTTCGCCGCTAACAATTTGATCTACACTTTCAAACTGCTGTATATCTACATCTGTAGTAATTTCTTCCATCTGTTTTTGAGGAATAAGAGATAGTTCTCTACATTTGTATTGTGTAACAAATGTTTCTTTTATAAACGTTGCTTCTTCAAAAGAAATTGGAACATCTATAGTAACACGCAAATACATCTTAGGCTTAATAACAGATTCGGTGTCTTCTAACAGTCTTTTTAACCCAATAGTTCTATACTTAGGACAATTGTCCCAATTGATGTACTGCGGTTCTTTGTTATTTTCTTTATCAAGTATCATCATTCCACGTTCGTCATCCCATGCATCAGCATAGTTGTGGGGAAATGCATTACCTAGGTAATGTACTTTGCCTTGTTTTTGTCGTTTATGAAAATGACCACTAAAGACATACTCTTGATGTTCAAAGTGTGATGCCTGTAGTTCGCCTGTATCAGGCATTTGTACCATAGCGTTCATATAAAAACTAGGTAATTCAAAATGTCCAAACAAATATTTTGTTTTTATGTTTTTTATTTTCTTCCATTCGTCACCTACTAACCACGGAACAAGTGCAACGTCATCTTCTTCGTAAATTTGATCAATAAATGTTATTCCAGGGATATGTTTTGCAAATGCAGTAGAATTAACGTCACGCTTGTCTTTGTAATACAAGTCGTGATTACCATCAAAGAAATAAAATTTCTCAAACGATTTTCCTAGTTTTTCCATACAACGTATAGTAGAATCCATAGTTGTAAGATTGAGACTGTTTCTATTATGGTGCCAATCACCGCAGAAGATACCAGTTTCACAACCGTTAGCTTGTGCTTGTTCAATATACCAATCTATAAACTCTTCACAATCTTCATTATGAATCTTACTGTTACCTTTTAATCCTAAATGGATGTCGGTAAACACTGCCGCTTTTTTAAACAAATTATAATCCTTTAATAATCTTAATGTTATTATACAATATTACAATGTAGAAGTCAACTACTTTTTAGCTTCTTCTTCACGCTTTTGAGCAGCTTCCCATTCGCCTTGATGTTGTCTAGTGTAACTAGGATTTAGATGATTTATTTCTAAAATATCGTCTCTAATGTTTTGATTTCGCTTTTCTATATTAATAACACGTACAAATGAATTTGTAACAGCGGCTGTATAGTATGCAAACGGATTATCTGACTTAGATTCATCAAATTGTAAGCCAATTTGCGAAAGTTGCAAGATTGCTTGTCCTTTCATCTCATCATTATATGTATAACCTCTAACATTGCCTCTTGTAGCATAGCGGTCTACTAATTTTAACCACATGTTTGCAAGTTTATTCGTAGCTTTGCCGTTGTCTAAATTAAATGAGCCATTTTCCATTCCGCCTTCCCAATGACTTTTGCCTACACATACTAATTCTTCATTTTCATTGAATTTATAATGTTGGAAAGGTGGAAAATTTAGTTTTACTTTTGTGTCTGCTACTGTTTTAGGATTTTTTTTACGTCCTGGCTCTTCAGGAATATGATCATATGACATAATTCTAAAGATAAGCTCTTCTTTTGTTATCTTTTTGTAGTCTACTTCACAATCTGCTTGTTTAACTTTTTTACCGGCTAATTTTGCCTCTTCAAATGCTTGTTGACTAAGTCTTTTTGCTTTGTTACGCTTTGCTTCTGCAATAGTTCTAATGTTTATTTTATCTACACTAGGTAAAATCACATCATATTGATTATAGTCTGTATCTACATAACTACAAAAAGTAGCTTTTGATTTGTGTATCTCTTTTAAGATGTCTTTGTTGTTTAGGTAATTGACTTTTCTCATAGGTTCTCCGATTAATTATACTTATTATAAACTACTATGTTAATAAAGTCAACTAAATACTTTATAATAAAGGAAGTTTTTTATGGCAATAACTGATAGCAATGGTAAACCAATTAATGGCGGTAGAGGAAGACCTCCAAATCCTGCAGAAATAGCAGAAAGAGCTGCAAATTCACGTAGTCGTGTAGATCCTGCAGCATCAATTGAAGCGTTTGCTGGTTCCGAAAACATCAAAGGACTTGCCTCTGGTGCAAAACAGCGTGTTGAAGACTTTGTACAATCAACAGGGTTTGGCAAAGCACTTAGATCTTTCGGACTTTTACCAGATGCTGAACCAGAAGCATTTGATTTCGTTAGTGCTACAAGTGGTGATGCAAATCCAGATTGGCGAGTCAAGTTATCCTTACCTAAAAACTTTGCCGGAGGATCTATGTTAGGACCTCTTGCCGATACTGATGGTTTAGTATGGCCTTATACTCCGCAAGTTTATATTACACATTCGGCTAATTACAGTCAAATACAGCCGGTACATAGTAATTATCCATTTTTTGCATATCAAAATTCTAAAGTGGATGCATTTAGTATCGTAGGTGACTTTTATGTAGAGAACAATTACGAAGGACAATACTGGTTAGCTGCTGTTCATTATCTTAGAAGTATAACTAAAATGGCTTATGGTAGAACTAGTAATGTAGGTGCTCCGCCACCTGTTGTAAAACTTAATGGTTATGGAGATTATGTTTTTAAGGATGTTCCAGTTATAGTACAAAGTTTTGCTATTGAACTTGGAGCTGATGTAGATTATATCAAAGTACCAGGTTATGGACCGAATGGTGCTTGGGTTCCTACTCGAAGTAATATTCAAGCAACAGTACAGCCTATATACAGTAGACGTGCAGTTGAGTCATTTAGTTTAGACCAATTTGTTAAAGGTGGATATGTTGGTAAGGGTGGATTTATTTAATGGCAAAATATACAGCTAACAGTCCGTGGAAAGATACTAACACTAAAAATGGACAGTATCTTGATATATTAAAAATACGTCCGATTCCTGCAGAGTCAGATGACGTTCCGTATGTGATACAAGTGCAATATACACATAGGCCAGATTTGCTTGCGTATGATTTATACGGCGATCATAAATTATGGTGGGTATTTGCACAACGAAATATCAATACAATAAAAGATCCTATTTACGATTTTGAAGCCGGCACTGAAATATTCTTACCCAAAGGAGGCAATTTAAAAAGATTGCTAGGAATCTAAATGGCTAGATTAACCCCTCAGAATTTAATCGATAGAGCTACAAAAGCCGGCAAGTCAGTACAAGATTTTGCTGAAACTACAGCTGGAAATGTTGCCAAGGCTTTTACTACTTCATCTAATATAAATGTTAATGCTATTGCAGATTCGATTGATGGCGCACTTACAGAAAAACTATCAGCCGCAGTAGATCCTAATTTAAATATACCTTTAGACTATAGAACACAACTGCAATACCAAAATGCAGAATTGGCAAAGTTTCAAGATCTAATAGGAATAACAAGCACAGCTGGACCTCCTTTTCCTAACGAATTACGTGACTTTGCTAGTTATAACTATGTGCTTGGTCTAGGAGTTTTAAACACCTATGAAGTTAATTTTCCAGATAAAACATATAGGCTAAGAGATCCTGAAATAATGATTACTAGATCAGGTGGTGGTTTACCTGGAAAAGCAACAACTATTTTTGAGAAAAAAGGACGTATAGAATATTACATTGATGATTTTGAGACCAATGCAATCATCGGTAATAATACAAAAACCAAACAGACAAATGCAGTGTCTATAGACTTTAAAGTTACAGAACCATTATCAATGGGGATGTTTTTACAAACGCTTCAAGTTGCAGCTGTGCAAGCAGAATATAAAAATTATCTTGAAGCACCATATGTCATTACATTAGAATTTAAAGGATGGGACAATAACGGAAATTATATTTCTAAACCTAATCTTCGAAGGATATTTCCTATTAAAATAGTTAATATAGATTTTAACGTTACTGAAGGAGGAAGTGTTTACAACGTTAGGGCCATACCTTGGCACGAACAAGGATTATCAGATCAAGTACAAAGCACAAAAACTGATATTACTATTACTGGAAGAACAGTAGAAGAATTATTACAGAGTGGCGCTAAAAGTTTGATGTCTACCTTTAATGAGTATGAACAGAAAAAATTAGAGAAAAAGCAGGTAAAAGCAGTAGATGAATATATTATAACTTTCCCTACACAACGAGCTACAGCCCAAGAAGAACTTTTAGGACAGGATACAGAAGTTAGTAAGTCCACAACCAATCCTGAGTTAAATGCAGGCGAGGGAGGAAAGCGTGAAATTACTGATGCAGAAAAATTAAAATTGTATCAAAGTATCACTGGCAACGAAGATAGTAATGTTCCTGCAGATTTCGATGCAGAATTAAGTAATCTAGCAGGAATAGTTGTAAAAAGATCTGGTATAGGCGAAGCAGTAAGAGAGAATGCCCAGAATCCAGACAATATAAACGAAATAGGAAAATCAGATTTAATAGAATCATACCTTGACGGAGGAAAGCAACCGTTTGGAAGACCTAAGTTTGTTGAAGAAACTAAAACCGTTACAACAGAAGGTGGTCCCCCTAATAGGAATAGAACAACTACAGTTAGCACAGGTGTGTTTAAAAGGGGTAATATAACTATTAGCAACAAAGGCCGAGATTTAACATTTAAAAGCGGTACAAAAATACAAGATATAATATAAGAAATAATAATACTAAGTGATTATGGTAGAAAAGTAGCGGAAGCTGAACCAGATAGTAATGGATTAGTAAATTGGTTCAAGATAGAAACTGATGTATACGATATTACTAATTATGAACAAATGGATTTAACCGGACAATTTCCAAAATTATATGTATTTAGAGTTGTACCTTATAAAGTTCACATTAATAGATACATGCCTCCTACAAAAGCAAGTCCGGGAATAAAAGAGTTAGAAAAACAGGCTTGTAAACAATATGATTATATATACACTGGTAAAAACGATGATGTGTTAGAATTTAACCTTGAATTTGACAAAGCATTTTTCACAGCAATTATGCCATTCGGCGGCGAAAATAAAGCAGGAACAAAAGAAGAAAAAAGTCAAAGCCCTGGAATATCACCAGGCCATCCTGCATATAAACCTACTTCGGGCGACACAAACAATCTAAGCAACAGTGGTAACAGCACCACTAAGGAAGTTGCAAAAGCTGGCGGCACAGGAAAGGGAGGACTAGCAGAACGCACAAAAGAATCAATTGCTAGAGATTTCAACGATGCTATTGTAAACAGTAACGTAGATTTAGTTACAGCAAATATGACTATATGGGGAGATCCTTATTATATAGCTGATAGTGGAATGGGAAACTATAATGCTGCTGAAACACCAGTAATAAATATGACCAAAGACGGTACTATGGATTACCAAAGCAGTGAAGTTGATATAATATTAAATTTTAGAACTCCGTTGGATTATAACCAAGATGGTACTATGGAATTTCCCGGAAATGGAACAAAGCCAGTTGGTGCATTTAGCGGATTATATCAGGTTATTTTCTGTATGTCTACGTTGTCCGGAGGAGTATTTAACCAACAATTAAAATTAATTAGAAGACGTAATCAAGAAGGTAGGGATACTAACAGTGAACCTACTACACAAGATAACAAAATTTACACTGAGTATGCTGATGATGCAGCAGATGCAAATTCTAACCAAAGCAAAGGCGCATCAGATCAATTCGGCGGCAATGACCAAATATAGGATTATTAAATGAGTAGTAGGAATCAATTTACAAGGCAAAATCGGCCCGACTGGATGGAAGGCTCTGGACCTTATATAGGTAAGATTGTAAATCATTTAGATAGCGAATATATGGGAGCTATCGAAGTAGAAATATTAAAATTAAACGATGCTGGTAATCCAGAAGGCGGAAGCGGATATTTACTACCATGTTATTATGTTAGTCCTTTTTACGGTGTTACACCAAGAGATGGAGTGAAACCTAATCCCGGTTTTGACAACACACAAAAAAGTTACGGAATGTGGGCTATACCACCGGATATAGGAACCAAAGTAGTTGTCCTTGCTATGGAAGGAAGTTATGGATTTGGATATTGGATTGGATGCGTTCAAGACAAGTACATGAATTTTATGTTGCCTGGAAGAGCATCTACTACATTTAACAGCGAAGATAATACTACGCCAAAACCAGTTGGTGAATACAACAAAGCATTAGAAACAGCAACTGGTAGAGACCCTACCAAATATATTAAACCTTGTGATATGGACACTTGTGATGTATTAGATACCCAAGGATTAGCAGGTGATACTACACGTGGCACAACCACCACTAGTGCTAGACGGGAAGTTCCTAGTATGGTTTTTGGCTGGAGTACTCCAGGACCTGCTGATAGACGACAGGGAAAACCTACAGCAAATTACGGAGAAAATTTTGGCAGAAGTCAAGTTCCTTTTAACAGGCTTGGAGGAACAACTTTTGTAATGGATGACGGCGATCCTATGTTAATAAGAAAAACTCCTGCAAGCGGTCCAAAAGCAGGTCCGCCAGAATATTCAAGTGTAGAAAAGGATGAAGTGGGTGATGTTACTCTACCACATAATGAGCTAACAAGATGGCGCACTAGAACCGGCCATCAAATCCTTATGCACAACACTGAAGATTTAATTTACATTGGAAATGCAAAAGGGTCTACCTGGATAGAAATGACTGCCCAAGGAAAAATAGATATTTTTGCTAACGATAGCGTAAGTGTACACACAAAAAATGATCTTAATATAACAGCAGATAGAGATATTATTATGAAAGCTGGAAGAAATATAAGTTTGACAGCTGGCAAAGATGGAAGGATTACAGCAGGCGAAGGCACACATATTAGTGCTAAGACTCACACTGAAACTGCACCTGATGGTATAAACATGAACGGACCCGCCGCAAAAACAGCAGATACTCCTTTGCGTACTCCACAGCACGAGCCGTGGATGTCACATGAAAATTTGAATCCAGGAGAATTTACAGCAAGTAAAACAGATGCTGATCCTGAAGCTGGTAACACTGCTGACGATACAGGAAACAATTTTAAAGCAGAATACAAAAAAGTAGCGGATACATTCCGAAAAGGAAGGTAATATAAATACGTTATGAGCAATTTAGAAAAACAACTTTATAAACAAATTAGTGTTCCAGGAAAAAAGAGTAAAAGCACGTCTGCACCAGGATCACGTACCTATCGGGGTATTAGCACAGTCAATGAAGGCAATTCATCTAAGGTGTTATACGATCTTTCATTGATAAAACAGGATATTCTAAATCATTTTCATATAAGGCAAGGCGAAAAATTAAGTGACCCAGAATTTGGAACTATTATATGGGACGCACTTTTTGAACCTTTTACTGGTGATATGAAAAATGCTATTATTGAAAATGTGTCAAACATTGTTAATTATGATCCAAGAGTAAAAGTAAACAATGTAACTGTTGACCAGTACGAAAGTGGCCTGCAAATAGAAGTAAGTCTTACGTATCTTCCTTATAATATTTCAGAAAACATGAAATTAACATTTGACCAAAATAACGGCTTTTTGAATACATAATAATATACGCACATAACTCAATAAGCTAAATACTGTATAGAAGGAAGAGCCATGTCGTCAACAGATAGACAAAATAGATTATTAGTAGCAGAAGATTGGAAACGCATTTATCAGTCGTATAAAAATGCTGATTTCCAAAGCTATGATTTCGACAATTTACGCCGGACAATGATCTCTTATCTTAGAGAAAATTATCCAGAAGACTTTAATGATTATATTGAAAGTTCTGAATACCTTGCTATTATAGATCTTATTGCATTTTTAGGACAAAATTTAGCATTTAGAGTTGACTTAAATGCTAGAGAAAATTTTCTAGAAACAGCAGAACGCAGAGAAAGTGTACTACGTTTAGCACGTTTGCTTTCCTATAACCCAAAAAGAAATATTGCTGCTAATGGCTTACTAAAAATTGAGAGTGTAAGTACAACTGAAACACTTTTTGACAGTAATAATACTAACTTAGAAGGCCAAACAATTTTATGGAATGATCCTTCAAACCCAGATTGGAATGAGCAATTTACAAAGGTGCTTAATGCAGCACTTCCAGTAAACGGAACATTTGGCAGACCTGTCAAAAAAGAAAATGTAAACGGAATTCCTACTGAACAATATAGATTTAATTCTACAAATTCAGATGTACCTGCTTTTAGTTTTTCGAAATCAGTGGACGGATCAACTACACGATTTGAAGTAGTATCTACAGATATAGATGCAGGAAAAATATTAGAAGAAGCTCCCTTTCCAGGAAATAACTTTGCATTTTTATACAGAGATGACGGACGTGGACCTGCAAGTAGCAATACAGGATTTTTCTGTCATTTTAGACAAGGTACTTTGGACCAAGGAACATTTAATGTAAGTAATCCGAGTACTAATCAGACAGTTGCAGTAGATGCAACAAATGTTAACAACACTGATTTATGGCTTTACAAATTAGATAGTTTTGGAAAAGAAATAGAACAATGGACAAAGGTCGAAGCGACAGAAGGTAACAATGTTATCTATAACAGTCTTTCTAAAAATATTAGAAATATTTTTAGTGTTTTAACTCGTATTGATGATAGAGTAAGTTTAATATTTTCAGATGGCGTTTTCGGAAATTTACCGCAAGGGAATTTTAGAGTTTATTATAGAACAAGTAAAAATGCAAGACTTGTAGTTGACCCTAAAGATATGCGTGGAATTAGTATTGATATTAATTATGCTTCAAAGGTAGGAAAAGTAGAAACAATTAGCATTACATATAGTTTACAAAGTACAGTAGATAATGCAACAGTTTCTGAAACTAACGCTAATATACGACAACGTGCTCCTGCAACTTATTACACACAAAATAGATTAGTTACAGGCGAAGATTATCAAATTGGACCATTAAGCATTAGCCAAGAAGTTATAAAAACTAAATCGGTCAACAGAATTGCAAGCGGAATAAGTAGATATTTTGATTTATTAGATGCGACAGGAAAATACAGTAAAACTAATCTATTTGGTATTGATGGAATAATTTACAAAGAAATTATTACAAACAAAAACAAGTTTACTTTTTTAACTCAGACAGATGTGTCAGGTGTAATACTTAATAATATAGAACCTATATTATCTAGTAAAGCAATGAGAAATTATTATTTTGTAAAATTTCCTAAAGTTGATACAAACGATTTAAATATAACTTGGGTTAAATCAACTTCTGATACAAATATAAGCACAGGTTATTTACAAAACGTAAATGGTATAAAACAATTATTAGGAACATTTACAACAAGTATACTTAAATTAATACGTCCTGGTACAAGTTTAAAATTTATTGCACCAACAGGCAAGCATTTCATGCCAGACGGAACTTTAATGGATGGTCCTGCTGATCATCTAAATTCAAGAACTTATAAATGGGTTAAAGTTGTAAGTGTAGAC